GTTTTTTTTGGGGTTTTCCCCATGTAACCCTTTCCCCGCCAATTATATCTTCCCCGCCAATCCTGAGCTTTAATCCCATATTACCCTCACGCCATCATTCCACCCATTGCAAGGGCAGACCCGAGTCCAGTAATAAACTGATTTCTATTTTGAACTGCTTGACCATATTGACCCATATTAGCAGCATTTACAGCTAGTCGAGCACGCTCTTGTTGGGCCAGATGGGCAGATAAAAGAGCTTCGTTTTGTTTCTGCTCCTCAAGTCTCATCATCGCACCCTTGCCAACAGTCTCGGCTCCCATCTGAGAACCCTGGTTCAAGACGTTTCTTTGTGCCAATGAAGCATTCCCACCACGGGAAGCCATTCCAGCAAGGACATTTCCAAGATTCGTACCCTGGGCAGTTTTAAGAGCTTGAGCAGTAGCCGAATCGACCCCTGTCTGTGTCTTATCAATTAATCTTGTGGCCTGAGCTTTTGCTAACGCATCATAATATGGGTCAACGCCTGCCTGTGGTCCACCAAAGCCAAAAAACTCCCCAACAGCCCCTAATCCTTTGGCCATAAACACCCCTACGTTGACTTTGCCCCGCCCAATCTCGCGGGGCCACCAATAACGCCTATCAAAAACGACATAGCCGTAAGTTCAAACGACTCACCATTTACACCACCGGACACAACGTCCTCTATCGTGATCTTGATCGCCTGGCACTTCTGTCTAATCGGCTTAATCTGCACTTGATAAGCTCCTGTATTTGCCCCAGCATAAAGCTGTGCCTTTGTTGGTGCGCTCACCCTATTATAGTCCGATTCTGGCGTATAAGTAACCACCTGATCGTTATAAAGCTCATAATCATAAGCCAATGAAACCTTTAAACTATGTGCGCTCCTATATTTACCAAGGATATTGATTAGTTTTATCCGAGAAAACCCCTGAATACCAGAAAGTTTTATCCAATCAGTTGTAAGTTTTTGTGTTACAAAAGTAGCATCATCGTCAAAGTTCTCGTTTTCAACATGGACGATTCCTGTGGATTTTAAATGAGCAAGTTTACCTTTCCAATTACAGCAATCAACTGCGCTATAGTTCGAATAAACAGACCATTTACCCCTTAAATAATCATAGGCAATGGCAACGCCACTGGCGGTGGTGTATACGAAAATATGGGAACTTTGACTCGTAAAAAATCCCGTTATAGTAAGGTCATTGTATATTTCAACTGGTGATCCTATATATGAAACACGTAAGGCCCTATCCAGCAAATAAATGCCTTTTGCTGATTTAAAGAATATTCCCATGTGAGTCTTTACAATACTTCTAGGGTTAGCACACCCGACTTCATTTGAAACATCAATTGGCTTTGAGAAAGAATCATTATTACCTGATCTGTCTGGACCGTCTCCGGCAAGAGCATTTATAGAATTTGTTTTGAAAATTATTATTTTTTCATCAAGCGAAGAAACGGCCTCAAGTTTATCTTGAATTGGAAATGGAGAATCTTCCGATGAAATTTTAAAAAATTCGCTAAACGCACTTTCAATAACACCAAGACCGCTTTCATATATTTCTTGAGAATATTGGATTTTGTTTTTTATATCTTGCATAGTCCCAAGTAATCTATTTTTGAATATTGAAAAAGAAATTCCACCATGCGGAGGTTGAGGGTCAATTATTGTTGCTGGGAATGGCCATATGTCATTGTCAGATATTGATGAGTCTATATATGAATCATCAAACGTCATTGATTGAGTTGATGGATCATTGATTAGGCCTCCATCGGTTGTTATTTTATAAAAAACATCAGTCCTCCTTGCTAATGACCTGTAAATATTTATTTTGCAATTATTTCTAAGCACTCCAATTTTAAGAGTGGTAGTCGTTATTGTTACCGAAGTTGCTCCGGCGGTAAACGGAACAATTGATGATGGCTCTGAATAATGTGTGATCCCTGAAGCATCTACATACTCATAAACCGCTATGTAAGAGAATAGCATTCCGTTTCCAGGAGTTGTTCCGGACCCTTTATGGCTTGCTACTACAACAGGAGGATGAAGAAAACCATACTCGAATACAGACTTTCCGTCATAAACAATTGGAATCGCTCCAGGATAAAACATTGACCCATTATAAAGGATTGGCTTGGCTATCATTTTATCCATGTATTTAATAATAATTTTCACCACTTGATTAGAATAACTTACGTCAGTAGCATTCGGGAACGAAGAGGTCCTTATCCCAAATGGGAACTCATATTGATCACTTCCGACAAGTTCAATATCTGGCAACATTGGGCCTGAAGATATTATTGAATAAACCGACTCCATTGCGTTTCCATAATTAAATCTTGAGACTACAAAAACCTCTCTTTTTGTAGCGCTAGAATCTTCTGACCCAAATGCTGTTATTGAGAAAATAAAGCCCTCTCGTATAAAATCAGCATCCGTAAGAGTTGGGGAGGTGGTTAGTGATTTTGGGCAGTATACTGAGGCAAAATAAAACGTCCCATTAATTAATTTTAACTTTGAACTTATTCCGCATTCCATTGCGACAAGGGTGGCTGTTCCAACTGTATTTGCTGCAATATCAATAAAATTGCATTTTATCCTTGTTGCTGATTCACCACTTGCCTTCAAAGATGCAATATAGCATAGCTTGTCTGAGTTTATTGCAATTGATATATGATAGGCAGTATCAGCAACGGCGACGGTGATTACTGTTGTTGATGCTGTAACCTCTGCAAAAACAGACGATCTTCTTGACCATTTACATAATTTTTCGCCAGCAACGACAACAACAAATGCAAGGAAAAACTTATCTGATGAAGAATCATAAATTATTTGGAGTTTCCCTGGAGTTTTTGAAAGAGTGTCCGTAGGGTTATAATCAAGAGACGTTATCAGGGCAAGGGCGCTTGTAAAGCTATTAAGTTTTATATTGTTTGTAGCTGAGTCATATGAGGCCACAGCGAAACCCGTACCAAACGAGCAAACGTCGAAAAACCCACTACCATCAAGTGTGATAGATAAAGAACTTGGAGCGCTAAATAAATTTGTGGCCGGGAGATATTCAGCAAATGATAATGCAGTTGTATTTACTCCATAAATAACCCCGATTTTTCCACCAAATGAAATCGCCCTAGCATAGCAAGTTGCAAATCTCTGAACTTCTTTAAGCATTGATTTGCTTACTCTGTCTCTAACTATTGCAAATGAGTCTGAGTAATTGTCTTGGTATGTTATTATTTCAATATTCCCAAGGATAACAGAAGTAAAACCTGTCTTCCCTGCCTGAATGCCTGAAGTTGGAATTTTGCTTAAATCTCCAATAATTTCCTGAGATAATGAGAACCTTTGACCTTGACCTTTCTTTGTCCACTTAGACAAACCCTCAGAATATGAATATAGGTAATTCCCATTATTTAAAAGCAATTCGTCTTTGTATGAATCAAGCTGAAATGCGCTAATAAAAGCTGATAACGGATCAATCCCATCACCTAGTATTGAATTCGTAATGGAAGTAATTCCATTTCTCTTTCTTGGTGTACCCTCTTTAGTTAGGGTCATGTTCTGCATGAGTTCCATGCCGCGAGATATTCGGACATCATCTTTTGTGTTCATCCCTTCCACGAGGGGATAATCCCTTATTTGATCTCTTGTTGCCATAAATCCCTAAAAAATATATAAATCAATTACCACTGAAGCAGAAGAAATTAATTCTATTGCATTACTTTTATCGTGCATTAAAGTTTCTGTATTGTATGGAATATTTGAATTTTCTCGTTTTGTAACAAAATAGCCAGACCATTGACGCCCAAGCGAATGAGAAAATATTTTTGCGGTATTCGTTACGGTAATCTCTTTTAAAATTTGGCCATTAAGGAAACTAACATTTTCATTGTTTTTAGTTTCAATCAAAGATTTAAGCATTAAATAGATATTATCAAGCTGTTTTGTAGCGTCTGGATCAATTTTTTGAAGTTTTACTGGGACTACCTTGGGAATTAGTTTTATTTTCACTAATGCCTGCCTAGGAATCTTCTCGATCTTCCTCGCGTGTTTGTTATTTTGGCAGGATCACCGGCGTCACGATTATTTCTCATCGTTTCGATTCGCTTTTTGATCGAGTTTTTTTCGTAAATAAGCTCTTGAACGCTCGTTTCTTCTTTGATTCTCATCTTAATGGCCGCATCAATTATTGCGTACTCTTCCCACCCGTTCACGCCGTCGAACGTGTCGGCATCCTGGGAAAGAGCAGGCATTGCTGGAACATAAGTTAGTTTGATTGTTTTTACACCTGTTGGAATTGGAGCAAAAATAATATTGCTTGCGTTTAGGCGATATCGGAATAAATCAGACCCTTGTAGGTTAAATAAAGGAGATTTGTACCTATCTCGATCGCCAAAAGTGAATTTTTGCAAGGGTACAAGCTGGGAAGAGCTTAAAACAAGATCAACGCCAAGAAGTTTGTAGAAGTCGGCGGGGAGAGAATATTGCTCTGTTCCTGATACGGTATTGAATGTGTCGGTATCGGAAAAGTATTCATCGTCATAAGCAGCAAGCAAGAGGTCATAAAGCTCTGCGCATGATACGTTTAAAAGGTAATTTAATTCGGTGTCTGATATGAACCCGCTATTTTCCTGATCGGCCCTTTGTCTGGCCCTAGTCCTCAGAACTGATAGGGCAACATTTTTGGCCATTTATGACTCCGCTTGATATTCTGATTCCCCAGAGTCCTCGCTTTCATTCATGCAATGATAGATCATCTCTTTCATGGCAACGGCAAGCTCTTTCTTGCTTCCATTTTTCACAGCAGAAAGAATGTTACCAGCAAGCTCTTCTGACCTTGAGCCATGACCGGGCTGTTCCGTTTCGTCTACTTCTGGATTTGGCTTAGATTCGCCCTTTCCAAATGCAAGAACCATCATGGCCTTCTTCTTTCGACTATCATCATTCATCATCATAGAAACCCCAGAAGAAAAATAAATAGGGGCAGTTTCCCACCCCTATTTTATTAAGTGATTACAGGTCAACGTGTCCGTTCCATCCTGGAGCCGAGCAACCTAGAACCTTATACCCACCAACGCGAATTTCTACAGAGTCATCATCTGAATCTCGGAGGAACTTGTTTCCATCGAGATCAAGGATTCTGATAGGGGCCTTCAAAGAATGGAGAGTCCAAGTACCCATTTGGATCAACTTGGCAGATCCATCTGCCTTGTAGGTGTCAGAAATTACCGTGATTGGCTTTCCTTTCTCGGTATTCAATTGGATACCTTTAAAGGAAATGTCTGCACGACCAGCGGCGGTCGGGAAAACATATTGGATCTTGGAGCCAAGCTGGATTGCAAGAGAGGCCCAATCTGTAGGGCCTATGATTGCATAATCCAAATGGGCACCTCGAAGATTTAACTTGGTGGCAGATTTGATTAGGGCCTCTTCGACAGACATTGTGGTCCCGTCAAATCGGAAGCCTGCTAATCTCTCGGGGTCAACAGATCGGTTAACACCGAAGAAATTGTCTCCACCTGTTGGAGCAGTTCCTGGCAACCATCCATCAAGGCCTGGAAATTTAGCGTTTTGGTCACCGTCTACAAAAACATAGTCAGAGTCGACAGCGGCAGCAATTCCAGCGGTGATATTGCCGGTAAAAGTGATCTTGCCAAGCTCTCGGTCAATGGCCTCAACGGTAACAGTCCCTGCGCGGATAGAAGCACCGGTTGATGCGGAATCGAGTTTGAGAACCATTCCGACCTCAAGAAAGAGAGCGTCGTTTGCGTCAACCAAGTAGGCAATATCAGTGGCCACGTCGGTATCGGCGGCGCGGAATTGACCAATTCTACCCGAGCCGTCACCGTACATATCCTTTGCCGCAGATTCTTTTGCGGCATTGAATGTGCCATCCATTTCTCGCTTCAAGCACTGAACGAAAGCGCCTTTGTCATTCTCTGCGGCTTCAACGTCCTCATTTTGAATCGAGCAAAGAGAGTAATCAGGGAAGCGATACAAGTCGAAAGACTCATACTTGCCATTGCTCTTGTTTGCCTTTGCTCGGTCAAAATCAGCTGACCGACCATTTCCGCGACCATATTGAACGGGAACAATTTCCTTCTTCCCATAAAACATTGTGTTCTTGCGAACGGCGGCATAGAAAAAGTGATCTTTTAGCGTC